GAGGGGAAAAAGGTGCGAACCGTTTTGACTCCCAAAATTTCGGGGGGTGACAGTCAACGAAAACTGCATCATGGTTGATGTTTTTATCGTTCGCATAGGTTTTTTTGCAAAGGGTAACTTCAAAATGTGGCTACCTGCGCCCGTTGGAAACGCTGTCTCAAAAAACGTCTGTTTAAGTCTTTTTGTGTATCAAAGTCTACTTATTAGTCTACGATTCTTGGTAGACCAATAGGTAGACTTTTGTTTGCAGCGATTGCTTTAGGAGTTTTGATTTTGGCAAAATCTTTTAGATCGACACCGGGCGTACATGTTTCTTCTAATGCAGATCCTGAAGATAACGTGGTTGAAGAGTCAGCCTCAATTGATGATGTACGTTATCTACCTGCTGAAGGGTATAACGGAAATCCGCCTAAGTTTCCTTTGCCTGTGGCGATAGCATTTGAAAATGAGAAAGTGCGCGATTACTTCCGTAAGCGCGAGTTAGCGATTTGGAGAGATTGGTGGAAGTCTCCCCAAGCAAATGCGTGGGTTGATGAGCCGTGGCGCTGGCATACAATTGCATTGGCTGCCAGACATTTTGTGGCTTGCGAGATTACGTCGAAAGCCTCCGATAGAGCGCTTTTGCATCGCTTCCTATCTGATATCGGGCTAACCTCGCTTGGGTTGAAAAGCAATGGTTGGAAGATTCTTCCTCAAGAAGAAATTGAGGCATTGCTGAATCCTCCGTCTGTGGCAGTGGTGGAGGGGCACACTGTGGAGTTGCCGCCCGTTAGAGAGCGCCGGTTAAGAGCGGTCAAGTAGCGTGTGGTCTAGGGAAGTTAGGGTAGTTGATTTCCCTACACTGGGGGATTTGATTGATGCGTGGATTGAGCAGCATTGTTTAATTCCTGATGGCTTTAAGCGTCGGGAGCCGTTCCGACAGTATGATTGGCAATTCTGGTGTACAGCCAACCATTTCCGGGTTCGCCCGGATGCGGAATTTGACGCAGATGACCCGCCTCTGAATCGCGCTTTTGTGTACCGGCGTACTGATGTGGTTGCTCCTCAGAAAACAGGCAAGGGGCCGTGGGCAGCCGTTTTATTGGCAGTGATGGCTGTAGGCCCTTCAGAGTTTGCCGGGTGGGCAAAAGAAGGAGAGGTGTACCGGTGCGCAGACAACGGCTGTAACTGTGGCTGGGAATTCACGTATCTTCCAGGGGAACCAAAAGGTATGAGACATCCGTCGCCACTATTACAGGCGTTGGCTACATCGCAAGAGCAGGTGCGTAATATCTGGCGGCCATTGGAGGCCATGATCAAATTTCCTGATTCTAAATTGCAAGATTTACTTAAGCCGCGAGAAGAGTTTATTCGTATCATTTCTGAGAATCAGGATCTAGAGTTGGATCGGATAGATGCTGTGACATCTTCTGCGAAGTCGCGTCTCGGTAATCCGATAACCGGTTATGTGCAAGATGAAACTGGTACACATAACAAGCAGAACGGCATGGCAGGTACAGATACCACACAGCGGCGTTCTGCTGCTGGTATGCGCGGCAGAGGATTTACGACAACTAACTGTTGGGATCCGTCGGAGAACTCTATTGCGCAGCGTGACTTTGAAACTGCTGGAGCAGATGTATTTACTTTTTATTCGCCGCCGCCCAAGAATCTTGATTTCTATAACGACGAAGAACGCTTGTTGATTTTGGAACACAATTATAAAGGTTCGCCCCATGTTGACGTGGAATCAATTGATGCAGAATGTAGAGATTTGATTGCACGCGGTGAAGGTATTTCAGCGGAACGATTCTTTGGAAACAGAGTCGTTGAGGCATCCAATAGCTGGATTGATTCGGATCTTTGGGAGAAAGCGTATGGAGTGGCTACCTGAGCCGCCGGAAGGTTCAAAGATTTGTTTAGGATTTGATGGTTCAGAAACTGGTGACTGGACTTGTATAAAGGGAGAAACACTTGAAGGATTTCTTTTCACTCCAAGGTTTGCTGGATTGCCCACTATATGGAATCCAGCAGATTATGGAGGAAGGGTGCCCCGCGATGAGGTAGATGCAGCGGTAGATGATCTGTTTCGTCGTTTTGAGGTGTTGCGCATGTATTGTGATCCACCTTTGTGGCAGTCGGAGATTGACATGTGGAGTGCGAGACATAATCAGCGGGGGAAAGCAATTGTTGGCGAGTGGCCTACGTATTCAGCGGTGAGAATGTATCCAGCGTTGGAGCGTTTTGTAACTGATTTGTCCACAGGAAGATTAAGGCACGACGGCTGCCCTTTGACTACACAGCATGTCAAGAATGCGCGTATGGGGCATAGGAAAGATGGCCGCTATGTCTTATTTAAGCCGCATGTGGATAGAAAGATTGATGCGGCGGTAACTTCTGCTATTTGCCATGAAGCGGCATGTGATGCTAGGGCGCGTCTATTTGGTAAAGATTCTTCTCCAGCAATTGTTTTTGGGATATAATTATTTCCGTATTTGCGAAAGTGTTTTCTGGGGGTTGAATTGGATGGTATGCCGAAAACGCCGCAAGAGTGGGCGGTATTTTTAGCTAACAAAATCGCTGAACAGGCACGCTATGCGATACCTTTTGAGGATAGGTATCGAAACAATTATGTTCTGCCTTTTGTAAGGCGTGAATATGATGCAGTTTATGGCAAAACGGCAGTAGATAAAATGTTTGCCATAAAGCCCCCCTCTACTGGTGTTGCAGCGGTGGTGGTAGACGCTTTGACCGAGCGCATGACTGTTATTGGTGCAACAGATGATGGTGACGGCAAAGTTGCGTCAGCGGTAGAGAAGTGCTGGCTAGAAAACGATTTAGACGTAATGCACGGTGAGGCGCACCGCGAGGCTTTAATCAAGGGAAGATCATTTGTTGCTGTATGGCCAGACGACGAGAGGCCGATAGTTTCTGTAGAACCTGCTGAACAGATGGCAGTTTATCGCTCGCTTGTCCCTCCATACAACGTGCAAGCAGCACTAAAGGCTGTACAAGATGAATGGTCTGGAGAGCGTAAGGCCGTCTTGTGGTTGCCAGGTGTCATGTATAACATGAGTTATCAGACAGGCGCTGGCTGGCAAGTAGATGATAAGCAAGAACTTACGTTCAACCGCATCCCTGTAGTCGAATTTCAAGCACAGCCGCGCCTGCTCGTTGAACCTAAATCCATCATTGAATCTATCGCCTCTATGGTGGATGTTGTTGACCTTATTGAGGCTTTAATGGTGTTTGCAGGGCATTTCGGTGCAGTACCGATACGGTGGGTGTCCGGCCTCGTCGTCCCGCGTGACCCAAACGATCCGTCGAAGCCGTTGTTAAATTCTGATGGTAAACCAGATATAGGGTTTGATCCGCGTGCTGACGCGGTATGGGTATCCACATCGTCTGACACAAAGTTTGGCCAATTTACCCCGGCTGCATTGGATTCTTTCGTGGTTTGGGCAGAACATGTGTCTGCCCGTATCCGGGAGCGCACAGGTGTAGCGTCAACGTATTTGTCTCTAGATTTGAAATCGCACATGTCCGCTGAATTACTTAAAACTGATGAGGCACCTATGGTGCGCAAGATTGACAAAATGTGCAGCCACGGCAGTTTTGGTGCTGCTTGGAGACAGGTCATGCAGCTGATGGCAGAACAGATCATGCCAGGTGAAGCTAGGGCAGTTAAGGTTGTTCCACGTTGGGCATCCCCATCAACCAGAATTGAAACGCAAGATGCAGCAGTTTACGCGCAGCTAGTCCCAACACTTGGCGCAGAATTGTGTGCAAGGAAGGTGTTGGGATGGTCTCCAGAAGAGGCTGCAATGGGTGTGGCAGAAGCATCCGAACAAAAGGTTACACAAGCGCAGCTGGAGGCAGAAACTCTTTCTGGTGTGGTAAAACCGTATTCTGGTGGACTGTTAGAGCCTGACTTGTAATGGCAACCCCCAATGACGAGCCTACACGGCGGCTGCAATTAGCAAACCTTGAACGCCAAGCAGCGTTAGCTACTATGATTCATTCTCTTTGGGACGAATCAGGAGAAGAAGACGTTGAAGCCGCTTGGGGTGCAGCAGGGAAACGAGTAGTTACAGCCGTTACAGCTTTCCAGCAGGGAGCAGCCTACGATGGTGCAGTAACCGTGCATAATCAGCTGAAAGCTGACGGTAAGAGTATTAGCCCTTTGGCGATTATCAATCCAACGGCTTTTTCTGGCATGGCTCCAGGCGGTGGCGACCTTGCAAGGTATTTTCAAGCGGCAGTGAGCAGAGGCGCAGCACTGCCTGTTGGCGAGCGCAGTTTATCTGTGTTGAATCAGATTATTGCAATGGCGTTAGAAGCTGTCAGAGCGCCGTCACGGTGGGGTATTTCAACTGCCATAACTGCTAGGCCAGAGGTTGGCTATATCCGGGAGGTGACTCCACCATCTTGTAAGGATTGTGCGCTGCTTAATGGGAGATTCTATCGCTGGAATGAGGGGTTTCTACGGCATCCACATTGTGACTGCATTCACCGTCCAATAACCTTAGAAGATGCGAGATATCGCGAGATTATGGGGATGGATGAAGTCCCGTTGGATCAGATTACAGGTTTGACTAAAGCTGAGCGTGCAGCTTTAGAAATGGGTGCAGATTTGAGCCAGGTGGTTAACGCCGCTAGAGGCCGTTATGGTGACAGCTATACGACAGAAGGTACGTCTAAGCGTGGCGCATACGCTCTTTTGACCGAATACGGTAGGGCGGGCCGTGAAAGGTTGACTCCAGCCGCGATTATCAATTCTGCAAAGACAAGAGAAGAAGCAATTAAAGGGCTGCAAGATTACGGTTACATGTTGTCTGGAGTTAAAGGCAAAACGTATGAGGGCTATGGACAATTTGGCAACAAGAAATGGGCGCGAGAAGCAGTGGATGAGGCCAGAAAAACTGGTGTAAGAAATATGAATAATCCAGCAACAATGACGGCGGCAGAGTATCGTGCATGGAAGATACTCAAAGAAATGGAAGGACAGCAGTAAATGTTCAAAAACCGTTTTTTCTTTTACAGACCTTTCATAATGTTTGTAGATGGCGGTGCAGCAGGCGGTGCAGGAGGCGGTGAGGAAAAGCCAGAAGGGGTTTCTGAAGAGGCGTGGAACGATTTAGGAGAGCCGGGCAAGTCTGCTTTACGTAAAGAACGTAAGAGGGCGACAGACGCTGAAAAGGAAAAGATTTCTTTAGAACGGCAAGTGAGAACTTTACAAAGCGAGTTAGCGAAGAAAAAAGAAGAAGAGGGGAAAGGCGGGAAGCCAGACTCCAGCGGGCAAAATGATGGTGATGGTGCGCAAGAAAAGAATGGGGCACTAAACATGGAAGATGTAGAGAAACTTATTTCCGCAGCGGTGAGCAAGGCTACACAGCCGTTGATAGAGGCAGCAAAGAACAAAGAATTGGATGAAGCAATCGTTGGCGCAGCGTCCGCATTCTATAATCCTAGAGACGCATTACTGTTAGTGGATAAGAAAGAGATTGTAGACGAAAACGGAAATGTTGACGAAAAAATGCTAAAATCTGGTTTAGAGAATGTTGTCAAACAGAGACCTTATCTGCTTAAACCCGAACGCCAAAGCGGATCAATGTTTCTGGGGGGCAAACCTCCCGCCTCTTCTGTGAAAGAGCGCTCAGAAGCTGCCTTGCAGCGGATGCAGCAGGCCACTGGCATCAATCTAAGAAGAGACAAATAGACACAATTTAATACGCGCATTTTGTTTTGTGCGGCGCGATGCGACAAAAACAATGCTTTCAACTTGTAAATGTTAGATAGGTGGAAAGGATTAGGATGTCTAATTTTGCCGCGCAAAACAAGTCCTATGATTTTGATGACCGCCGCTGGGCACGTTCTTTGCTCGATTTAGAGACAATCGACGTGACCTTGGACGGCTCTAAGTTCACCGCCGGAACTGTTATCCCTTCCGGCACTCCTGTTGGCCGTATCACTGCAACCAAGATGTGTGCAGCGTATAGCGCTAGCGCCTCTGATGGCACAAACAAGGCGGTGGGCTTGCTGCTAAACGATTGGGTTGCGGCACCGGGCAAGCATTTGGTGGCTGCTGTGGTTTCTGGTGGCCCTGTTGACCGCCGCTACTTACCTTCTACTGTCACTGCAACAGTTGAAGGCCATTTGACCGCTATCGGATTTGTGAACTAAAAGGGGAGGGGTAACGTCATGCATATTGTTGATTTTGTGCCCGATTTGCGGCCCACAATTTTGGCTGCACGTGAGATGCGCGATCCGCGTAACGTTCTTTCTCGTTTCCTGCCGTACCAGGCGGTGAACTCTGTTTCTTACCGTCTAGGCCGCGCCCGCCGTAATGACCGTGTTGTGCCTGTTCGTGCAGTGGATGCGCCCTCTGTGCCTATCCGCCGCCCTGGTCTGATTGAAATTACCGGGGATTTGCCTTTGATCACTCCTCGTGAGGATTTCACTGAGCAGGATCTGACCACTGAGATGATGATTGCTCAGCAGCTTTCAGGAGCTGCTGTTGATTGGCAGCCAACCGTCGATAAGGCGGCAGGCCGGGTGGCTTTAGTGATTGATAACACGTTTGAAGCTATGCGCGGCCAAGCGTTGTCCACCCTAGGCTTGTCCCTAGAATCAGCTGATGGTGTCATCCACGATGTGTCCTTTGGGGCTGACGCTGCACAAATCACTACAGCTGCTACCGCATGGAACGCACCTGGTGCAACAGTGTTAGAAGATTTCTTGGCAGCAGCGGCGAACCACGTAGATATCGCTGGCGTTAAGCCTGGCGCGATTCTGACTTCTTCTAGAGTCCGTCGCACCTTGCTTAACGCATTGCAAGAGCGGCTGCCTACCACTTATGTTGGTATGTCCACTCTGGAAACGTGGCTGATGGACAACGACTTGCCCATGATCACCACCTATGACCGCATGTACACTAACGCGGATGACGTGAAGACTCGCTACTATCCCGAGGGCAGTATCACTTTCTTGCCTGACATGGAAGAGGGTATCGGATTCACTGAGCTGGGTATCACTCAGGAGGCTGTGCATCAGACGCAGCGCATTCAGCCTAACGGCGCTGTCGCTTTGGATCCAAAAGAGGTTGCAGGCATCACCGTGGTCACTATGGGGCAAGACGATCCAGTGCAGCGGGCGGTTAAGGGTGCAGCATTGGGTATGCCAGTGATTGCAGATATCGACCAAGTGACTGTGTTGAATGGGTTGTTCTCCTGATGAAAACGGTTAAGCAGATTGTTGTAGCGGGCCGCATCATTCCTTGTGGGACGGATGTGGCAGACATGGATATTCCAGCAGGCGGCTGGTTGCCAGAGCCTGTGGAGGAAACAGAGCCTGTGGTGGAGGCAGAAAAGCCTGTAAAACGCCGTAAAACAGCTACAGCATAAGCGTTCTGTTTGCGAGGGGATGCAGGGGAAGTCAAGCTAGCATAGAAGGGGATAGTTCAGATGGGGGTTACAGTAGCCCAGGTGGCGCAAGAGCTAGGATCTGACGAGGCTAGCTTGACTTCTTTGCAAAGGGCACAGTACGAGTCGTGGATTATCCGTGCAACGCACTTGATTGAAAGACGTTGCGTTCTGTTTAACAAAACGTTTGCTGATCTCGATCCTGACACGGTAGATGAGGTCATTTTGCTAGCTGTCGCGAGGAGAGCTAGACAACCTCAAAGCGGTGTGTCAAGTTATGCAGAATCTGTCACAGTCGATGACATTATTATCCGGCAAGACTCTAAATATCCTGATTCTGCCGGGTATGGCGACATTTGGTTTGCTGATGAATGGTGGCGCTGGCTTGGCCTTATGCCGCCTGAAGAAGCCGGTTGGTGTGGATCTTTAAGGTATGCGCGATGATTGATCTTAAAGAAGTTTTAGCCCGCCGTAGCCAAGAGATTGACGCCTACATTGACATGATGCTTGACCCTACGTGGGAATGGTATCGAGACCGCCATTTTTCTGCCCCTGACCCTACGACAGGGCAGGTTCAGGAGGTATACGATTTGACACCTTTTCGTGGGAAAGTGATTACCCCAAAGACTATCGAAAAGGTGCATGTCGCAGGCGGTGAATCGTATGTGCAGTATGCGCAGCTTGTGTACAGGGATGTTGTGTTGCAGCCTGGAGATTTGCTGGGTTGGAGGGATACGCGCTGGGTTGTTATGGCCTTGCTGCCACACTCTTGGAGCTACATTCCAAGATGCAGAGTCAGACTGTTACAGCAGGATGAGGTGGTGTAGATGGCCGTGACACCTGGCGTGATCATGGAAGACTGGTATGCCACAGAAATAGCTGATAAAGCTAACTGGGTTGAAGTTCTAGCCATAGCCAAAGAACTACCGAGGCAGGCCGCTGAGAAACAAAAGCAAGAGGCTAAGCCTAATGTCTCATCGCATCCGCGTTGGAAACGATTGAGACCAGCAGTGACAGCATCAAGGCTAACTGCATGGTCAGCTGATGTCGGCTACGCCAAATTTGGTGGAGGTAATAGCCAGTCATCCTTAGCCGGTATAGCAGAGTTTGGCTCAGCATACAAAATCCCTAGACCAGCTATGGAAAACGCATCCGAGGTGGCCATTAAATGGTATTTCGAGGAATGCGAGAAAGCTATTAAGAGGTTAAGGTAATGTCTGGTTCACGCGAGATTGTAGAGCAAATCATCCAACGACTCGACGGTATTGATGTGACTGAAGAGTTCGGCAGATACAATCTCACACATTTGGACAAGCCTTACGTGTATCTTTTAGCTGATGCAGATCCAGGAGAAGTTAAACGGCGCGCTGGGGGGGCAAGACATCGAGAATTGGATGCAACCTTAATTTGTTGCGGAAA